TTCCGTGCGCATATTCAGTACCACGACTCTTAATAATGTGCCAAATTGCATTTGGTTGCCTCTTTGATGACACTCTGCCCGCAAATTGTCGATACTTCTCCATATCTTCTTCTTTGGGCGGCGTGATAACTGCACTAAAGTCTGTTCTATCAATGATAGAGCTTGCGCCACGGATAACCGAAGCGTTAATCTCCTTATCTTGGTCGTTACCGCTTCTGTTTAACTGCGTACCAGACTCTACGAACACACCGTACTTATTTGCAATTTCTTTTAACTTAGAAGATAAGATAAACAACACTTGGTCTTCTCTTATCTTAACGCCACCTGCCGCACGACTGATTTCTCCAATCAACGACATGCTTGAGTGAATATAGTCAAAGAACGCATATGACACATCATTTTGGTCGATGTTTAATTTAATCGCCCTATCTACATCTTCTACGGTGAAGTCTGGCAAATATTCAAAATATAATGGAGCATCTTGTAAAAGCTCGGCCGCATGCTGAATGCGGGCCAACTCTTCAAATGTTGGAACTTCTCTTCTACTGATTTTCTTTTCATTTACCCCACTGATGAACGCTAAGCACATCAACATTACTTCATCTTTCTCTAGCTCTGTTGAGATGAAAAGAGTGCTTTCCCTAGTCGTTTGAGCTTTAACCCATTCTTCAGTTTCTTCATCATAATACTCGCCGACCGCAAGCATACAAGCCTGCCCCGCCATTGTACGAGACTTTCCGTAACCAGAACTTGCGGAAATTGTATAGAATTTCTTTAATCGAGTTCCTGCGGTAACAGTGTTTAGAATACCGAAGAACGATGGCAGTCCGATGTTCGGACTTTCCTCTACTCTTGTAAGTAGTTCTTGGACACCAAGACCAATCTTTTCGGCTTTCTCATACCCCTCAAACTTAAAGTCGTTAGCTATCTTCTCTAATTTAAGAGAGACCGCATCCATAATATCTTCTACTGTGGACTCGTCTAACCAAGACTCTTGGTTAGCCTTTTTATTCAAATCTTCAATATTATCTACATCATAGAAGTCTGATACATCGACACCATGACCATCATACATGCGCAAGAGACTAAACTTCTTCATGCGGCCATAGTAGTATTCTAATTTCTTGCCATCAGACGTTTCTGCGCATCTCTGTAAGAACTCCACACCACGTTTATTTTCAAAATTCTTCGCTTCTTCTGGATGAGAGTTTACTAAATAATTATATATATCTGTTGCTTCTATCTTCTTTAGCCCGTTCGCATATAAATTATTGATACTTATGAAGCAAACTTTAGACAGTCTTTCCGTAAAATCTTCTGCGCTGAAGTGGTACTTCTCTGTCTGTTCAAATAGCGCAGGCTCCTTTAGGAGAGCGCCTAAGACGACGATATTCGCCATATTATCTACTAACTGATTTTTCAATCTTATTCCTCCCCTCTAGCCGCCAAAGACATAGAAAGCTCTTTTACGACTTTCTCTGGTTTCTTTACTGGCTGTCTTATGGTTATTTCTATAACGGGCGTTTCTAATGGCTGACTATTTTGATTCTCAATCAACCATAATTGATAATAATAATTCTTGGCTTCTTCCCAAATATAAGGAAGTATCCCCAAATTTTGGTCTATGCCGGGTTTCCCCTTTTTTATTTCTATAAAATATCTAAAAGCTTTTTCCATTCCAGAGTAGGAATACCCCGCATTCTCGTGGAAACGCTTTGCTTGAGTATATACGGCAGGAGAAACCCTTTCCGCATTATATACTTGTTTAACATACTCAAAAAGGCTATCTTTATCCAACTCTTCTTGCGGAATTGCCTCTTCATAGCACGATTTGTGATAATAGCGTCTTTTATAGTAAACGCACTCTTCTGTCGTGCGGTCGAAGAACTGTCCGCAATGTGGACATTTAACTCTTGCTATAAGACACCACCTCACTTATATATTTATTATATCATATTTTTCAAAAGAAGTCAATAAAAAGGGGTATTATGCTACCCCTTTGAACTTCTCCTGTAAAGCAGTTCTAATAAGTTTCAACTGGTCAATTTGCGCTTCTGTTGCTTCAGATACCTTGCGGTCTTTTCCGAGATACTCTTCAACAATCTGAGTAATTTGAGCAAACTTCTCTCCCTGTTCTTCAACAGTTGCAGAGGAAGACATTATGTTTCTCATAATATTCATAACTTCACCTTTTAACGGCAAGAAGTCCACTTCTTCTACTGCGTAATCATTGACCTTTGCTTCTGTTACTGCTGAACCACTTTCTTCTGCTTCTTTCTTTACGGCTTCTCCAATCGCCGTAACCAGCGCCTTGTAAGTTAGAGGAATTTCCTCTGGCATGTACTTAAAGCGAGAACCAGCTTCCCAATAAGGAGTTTGACGCAAGTGCGCAATATGCTGATACTGGTTTTCTGTATCTAAAACCACTTCTGCGTAGATATAGTTATCTACAAGACGTGTAACGATATTCTTTGGACGCTTCGTTAGAGTCGGAGTAGCACTCTTAACTCCACTATCGTCGTCAGACCCTACAAACTGCGCATGGGAAACCATAACTAAACCGTATCCCATCTGCACGATAGAGCGAAGTTTGCTGTCAAGCTCTGTACCATACATCTTATAGCCTGCGCCGTATGGAATGTCCGCAAGAGTATCTTTACCCTCTCTTGCACAGATATAGGCTTCACAATAGTCCGCAAGAATATCAATAATATCAATAGCGATAACTTCATACGGCATATCAAACTCGTCTCCTCGAGCCTTGGCCGCAGTTTCTTGCTGCTTCAACTGCTTCAACTGACTTAATACTTGTAGGAATTCTCCCCAACTGTTGATTGGAAGAGCCATGATGCCACTGATTGCACCATATCCTTTCTCTGTTGCCAATACCAAGCACTTTGGAAAGCGAGAGACAAGAGTCGTCTTCCCACTCTTAGGTGCGCCGTAAATTAGAGTGGAATAGCTCCCTGCGTTGGTACTAACAACGTTAGGTTTTACTGATAAAATATCTATTGCCATCTAATCACCCCTCTTAGAAATCGAAATCGCTACCAGAACTCTTCACAACTGGCGCTGCAGCAGCTTTAGGAGCTGATTGCTTGCCTGAGGCGTCCTTATCTTTTGCACGGTTTAGAGAATCTAAGATTTGAGCTTCACGGTTGTTCTTGAAAGCCTTTTCCTCTTCCTCTGTAAATTCTACTGGAATTGCTGGTGTAGCACCAGTAATCAAGATTTGGAAAATCTTCTTAGGTGCGGTTACTTTTGCGGCTTCTCCGAAAGCCATTTCTGAATTTGGAGCTTCTTCAACCTCAATAACTTGATTTACGAAACGTCCGCTTAAAGTTGTCTTGCTCTTTGGAGGGAAGCCTTCAAGAGCGTTAATTCCTAATGGGTTGTCGATAGAGAAGCGAACTGGGTAGAAGTAGTTACGGTAATCGTCATAAGCACGAGCTGTTACCGTAGCGGTGCCCTTATCGGTACCGTCTTCTAAGATATCACGAGTAATTCCCGTGAATAATACGTCAACGTTAAAACCAATGTATGGCTTAGCGTTTGAGTCAATATGTAAGAATGAACCACGAATCTGTGTTAATTCATGTAAATCGTATTCAGAAGAATTCTGCTTCTTTGTATGATACATACGATTAGATAAATCGCCGTCAATACGAACAGACCATGCGGCGTCGCCAGCCTTTTCGATTGTTGCTTCATTTTCGTGCTCCATGATTTGTTTTAATGCTTCATATGTTGAGTTTGCTTTACCTGACTTATAAGTTGGTGATTGCGGCGCAAAGTTTACCTCAACAGTGTTCTGAGTTTTTTCATCGGTCAATACGATAACGGAACCAGAAATACGACCCTCTTTGTCCGTCTTTAGTCCGAAACGACCTAAGCCGAATAACTTACCACTAACTGCTACTTCATTCTTAAATTTTACGTTCATTTTTATCCTCTGTCCTTTCTATTTTGATTGTTTTTAGATAAGTTAAGGGGCATGGCGCCCCTTACTTTCTATCTCTTCTTTTTTGTAGATTAAGCTACGTGGAAGATGCCGTTAGCGCCTAAGTCTGTTAATGAAACGAACTTAACAGTCTTCTTCTTAGCCTTGCCTTCAGCGTCAGTAACTTCTACTTCTACGCCTTCAGAGCGAACTACTAAACCACGCTTAACTAAACCGTTGATTACTAAGTTAACTCCAGACTTATGACCACGAGTGTCAGCCTTTCCTAACTTTTCTGCAACTTCTACATAAGTGTAATCACCACTTAATGCACGCATTGCCATTAACACGTCATACTGATTCTGTGTTAAAGCTGTTAAATCTTTTTCTACTACTTTCTTTTCTGCCATTTTACAATTTCTCCTTTACAATTTTATTTGTTTAGTGGCGTAAAGCTCTTTTGCTTTACATATATATTATATCAGATAAGAAATATTTTGTCAAGTGAATTCCGTAAAATTTTTATATTTTTAGAAAAAGGACTACTTGAGTTACCAAACTCGACCAGATGTATTTCCTTATCTGTATATATATTATATCTTATATTTTTATAAAAGTCAAATATTATTTCTTGAAAACCTCAGACCATTGACACTCTTGAGCATCCTTGTCGTCTCTAAAACGAACTAAAACAGGATGTCTTAAAGCGCTGTCTAAAATTTCCATTGCGGAAAGTTCAACAACTTTTCCAATGTACTTCTCTGGGTTCTGTGCAGAGTCTTCTCTTAACTTGTCATTAAACCCAGAAGATACTGTGCCAATTCCGCAAAGTGCGCCATCTTTATATAGCCCCACATTCATAGCCATATTCCAACCATAGAACGCAGCTCTTGTTACTGGAGTCAAGCCATCTATGCTAATGTCTTTCTTGTATCCTTGATAGAATTTGCCGCCAGCATCTCTCCAGAACTGCCAAGAGTCAGAATACTCTCCGTTGTAATCAATAGAAGCCGGCTCAAAGCCCATACAAACTGCATCTATTGTTGCTTCTTTTTTAATCTTAATTGCGGAATAGGCTGGTCTCTTGCCAAACTCATATTTCCAATCGAGGTTCTTTAAAACAATTCCCTCGCCACCGGCCGCAACAATCTCCTCAAAGACCTCAAATTTATTGTCGCCTTTGAGATTTTCTGCGAACTGAACAAAGTCTGAATGAACGATTTCCGCAAGCTTCTGAACATACTTGTATCTTTCAGAATATGGCTTATCTGTTAAATCTTCGCCCGCATATGCAACTACATCATGGACAAAGTAATTTAACTTGCCCGCTTCTTCTTGGAGTCTAACACACTTTGCGGGCAAGCTTCCCATAAAGTGAGTTACGTCCTTAGCCGTATCTGAAATGTGTCCAGTCCAAATTTCACCGACGATAGAAGTTCCCTTTGGCACATCGGCGAACGCCGCAATAATATGAGGAACGTTAGCACTCTTTTCTGTCGGCAAGCCATTCTTTTTGCTTACTGTGCGGCCAAAGAGATAATTGTGGTTTTCCGTAATGTTTAAATTATACCAAGACCCGTCAATCTTTTGCTGAGCAACATACTTTGGGTCTGTGCAAACATCTTCTAGTGTAATGCCCCTAGTGCCGGGGAGGTAGCCTATCTTCATGGCTTTGAATGGACTACCCTCTGGGAACACCTTTTCTACTTCTTGTTCTGTAAAATCTAAATTATGTTTGAAAATCATTTCGTTCCTCCTTTAACTATAGTGATTTGTTTGCCTGCCGCAAGTTTTTTAATGGCTTTAGTACCCTTTGTATTACGACTAGTGCAAGATGGTACTGCTACTTTATACTTCTGTTCGCCATCTGATAGAGATAACTGCTTCGCATTTACAACAACTCCAACGATATAATCACCATCGGAAAGTTTGCCCGTTGCCGCAGAAGCACTTGATAGATACTCGCTACCAAGAGAAGACTTAATAAGGTTATTACGAGTAACCATAGTAACAATATCGGTCTCCTTTAGTTTCGTCACTAAATGAACCTTGTTAATTTTCTTATTCTTGAAGTATTTACTGTAGTCTTCAACAGAAGACTTAATCTTCTCTGCTTTTAGTTTATGGCACATCTCATCCGCAAAGATTTGGATATATTCATCACTCTTGCAGGTGAAAGTTGTTGTTCCTGCTGGTTTAACTCCAGTATAAGTTCTGATTGAACCGTTTGGATATACTGCAATATTTAGTGTTGTAATGACTTTTTCTTTCTTCTTGACCTCAAAGACTCTGTCTTCTAACTTTGTGCGTCGAGCATCGCCATATTTACTCTTGATGTCTCCTACCATTTTAGCAATCTC